ACACAAAGGCAGCACTGTACAAAAATGAATTCCATAATAGAACGTCAAGAACCTCTTGGAGAAGGTTTCACAAGGCGTCAGCTTGTTCACCATGATGACTCTTTGATGAACGCCTACTTGCCTCAATACGTGGTTCTGCCAGACAAAGATGGAGTCTCTATAGAGATTGACAGAGAGAGCTTTGACTTGAATTCAACAACAGGAAACAGTATCAAAAATGAGAGATACCAGTTCTCTGCCCTACCTAACTTTGTGCACGATTTCACATTCGGGCACTTAACTCCCCTTACTGATGTCCCCTTCGTGAGTGCATTTGGAAAATATAGAGATGGATATGACCATTTAAGCCCAGATGTGATATTCAAGACCACCGCAAACAGCTTCTTTATAGTTGAATTCACAACTTTCAGAGGAGGTGAACGAGGATGCAGGACAGCAGCCTACAATAAGCTGGTGAAGTATGAGGTCGCTTGTGAGTCTAGGTCTGCAAGAGAAAGACTGGGGCTGTTTGTTATTGCCGTTCATAGAAACGGCATATGGACCAACCTATCATTGGAAGAGGCAGAAGTCAATGAGCTTGTGTTTAGATACAGGACTGCTCTTGACATATTTGAGGATCTAAAGCGCAGGTACCCTGAGCTGTCTGTGGATAACGAAGATCTAACCAGAGCAGAGAGTGAGCTAAGAGGAATCGTGTCATCCATCCAGATGGATTGGCATAAAACATCTTCTACCTTCCCACACTTCAAGAAGGATGTGATTGAGAGTTTTAGGACATTCGTCCCTGATGAGGAATATTTGTCAAAAATTGTTTCTGGAGTAATCGAGAAGGCGCAAAAGGACCTAGTTAAGGAGACTTTTTCTGGCAGGCTAGGGGAGCACGAGGATAGGTTCACCATGAACGAGAAGGAGTGTGGGGCCACTTTAGAGAAGAACGTAGAGGGCTACTACACAGGCAGAGAATTCAGGCGAACAAATGACTGTAAGTCTACCATCCAAATTCCTGCTTGGGTGACAATACCAGGAGAACCTGGAAAGTCATTGGACACATTGGCCGAGCTAGATGTCGACGGAGAGGGTGTGATGGCATCCATATGGTCAAAGGTTGCCTATGAGGCCAAAATAGAAGGTATTGAGAGGATGATGGATGATAGAGATGCAGAGCTTGAGCAAGCTTTGGAAGGGAGCTTAGACAGACCTGACCTTCGAAACAAGTATCATCGTGTTTGTCTCAGCTTAACTGCGAACGAGACAGCATACATTGCAGCTCTTGGAGTAGGGGGGAAGAAAAGAAAAGACTCTCCCAATGTAGTTCAAGCCAGGACTAGGAGCAAACTCCCATTCTCTCTTTACCACAACACCAGAGACTTGGAGTCATTTCTCAATAATGATGACATGAGTTTATTTAAACATGAGATGGGTTTATATAGTCCTCTCACAGAAGATATGGCCCTCAGAACAGCTGCTGCTGCAATCCATCAACCCACTCTAATCAGCAGAGAGGGAAAGAATGAGATTATTCAGGCACACCTAAACTTCATGGAGTCACAGTTTGGATCCTGGACACAGATGGTGAGTCTCATAGGAGCTGAGCTCTCTGCCTCTGTTAAACAGCATGTGAAGCCCAATCATTTTGTCATAAAAAGACTCCTGAACTCAGGGATATATCTGCTGATTAAGCCCACCTCTTCAAAAAGTCACATCTTTGTATCGTTTGCAGTTGAGAAGTCCAAGCTATTGTACACATTCTGTGACAGTCATGTATTCAGGGCCTGTGAGGACGCCGGTGATTTGCTAGTTACAGATTTTGTTTCATACAAGCTGAGCAAAATTACAAACCTGTGCAAGACAAATTCATTGGCTGAGGCATCTTTCTTCTTTTGGTCAGAATGCTACGGATACAATGTTTGGGAAGCTCAAGATAGCCTTCAAAACAACACAGGGATATCCAGAGATATATCATTCATGACAAAATTGAGCATTCTCACATTGCTAGAGGACAAGGCAGCCACTGAAGAAATGCAAACCATGCTGAGATATGTTATGATGGAAGGCTTTGTCTCTCAACCTGAGATACCCAAGCCCCACAAGATGTGTAAGAAGTTTCCTAAGGTCTTAAGGACTGAGCTTCAGGTGTTCATCATGAACAAAGTAATAGATAGCATCATGAGGATTGCTAGACATCCTTTTATTCTGCAAAAGAGAGATGGGAAGATTTCTTGGTCAGGGATGTTCAATCCCTTTTCTGGAAGACCAACTAAAGAGTTGCAGGTTATTATCAGCTGCTGTTACAATGGTTATTTCAAGAATAAGGAGGAGGAGACTGAGCCTTCTTCTCTATCAAACCTGTATAAGAAGATAATCGAGCTAGAAGATCAGAAACCAGACACTGATGAGTTTCTGGGTGCAGGTGATCCAGAGACTCCTCAGATGCATGAGTTTAGTAGGAGCTACTTAAAGAAGGTGTGCGACCATGGAAAACTCCTCTTGGCTAGAGCATATGGGCAGAACTTTAGAGACCAGATTGATTCTAGCATAATGAGAGAGATCAATTCAATAACCTTGGAGAGACTAGCAACACTAAAAGCAACTAGCAACTTCGGTGAGTCATGGTACGTGTATAAGGATGTGAAGGACAAATCTTATAGCAGGGATAGACTTCTAGTTAAGATGGCGGCTTTCGCAAGAGAAGGAAAAGCACTAGCAATTGAAAAATTCGAAGATTGCATGTCTGAAATAGAGGCCAGAGGAGCAATGCACATCTGTTTATTTAAGAAACAACAGCACGGAGGTCTAAGAGAAATTTATGTCTTAGGGGCTGAAGAGAGGATAGTTCAGTCCATAGTGGAAGCAATAGCAAGGTCTATCGGCAGATTCTTTCATTCAGACACCCTGTGCAATCCTACTAACAAGATGAGAATCCCAGAGAGCCATGGCAGAAGAGCTAAATCCCATTGTAAGGGTCCAGTCTGGACCACTGCAACCTCAGATGATGCCAGGAAGTGGAACCAAGGACACTTTGTGACGAAATTTGCGATGATGTTGTGTGAATTCACTCATCCTAGATGGCACCCTATCATAATAAGAGGGTGTTCCATGTTCACAAACAAATTTATGATGATGAACCTTCAATTTATCTCAATACTTGATGGCAGGAAAGAGTTGCCAATTGAGGATGAATTTGTTCAGGACTTGTTTGAGGGCTACCATGGGAACAAAGTGCTTCCGTGGGTGAAGCCAGGATGCACCTACTTACAGACGACCACAGGAATGATGCAGGGTATTTTGCATTATACATCTTCTCTACTACACACCCTACACCAGGAGTTCATAAGAACTCTCAGCTTTAGGATATTCGACATGAAAGTGAAAGAAGACATGAGCACTAGAGTTGTGGTTGATATGATGCAAGGTTCTGATGACAGTGCTATGCTATGTAGCTTTCCATGTTCTGATGAGCACTTGTTGTCGAAGTGCAAAGTTGCAGCAACAATCTGCTTCAGGGTGAAGAAGTTGTTAGGAATATACCTTGCAATTTACCCATCAGAGAAAAGCACACAGAACACAGACTTTGTCCTAGAATACAACTCTGAATTCTTTTTTCACTCCCAGCACATAAGACCAACAGTCAGATGGGTTGCTGCCAGCTGCAGCCTTCCTGAGGTTGAGACTCTAGTTGCACGGCAAGAGGAGGCATCAAACTTAATGACCTCTATTTCAGAAGGAGGAGGCACATTCTCTTTATCTGCCATGATACAGCAGAGTCAATGCACATTGCACTACATGCTAATGGGAATGGGTGTTTCTGACTTGTTCTCAGAGTATAAGAAAGCTATTCTCAGATGGAAGGACCCAGGTCTTGGGTTTTTCTTACTTGATAATCCCTTTTGCGCAGGGCTAGGTGGATTCAGGCACAATTTGTATAATGCTGTGACAAGGACCAATCTTGGGAAGGTGTATGCATACTACCTGAGAAAAGTGGTGGGTAAATCCCCGGATGATGAATTTAATGATGAAGAAAGATGTAGTGTTAGTGCTGGCGGGGCAATTGTCCTTAGCTCGTCTTTAAAATGGGGTTCTAGAAAGAAATTCCAGCAGCTCAGGGATAGGTTAGATATACCTGATGACTGGATTGATCAGATAAATGAGAATCCTGAGGTTCTTTATCGTGCCCCAAGAACTGGGACAGAGATCATTCTGAGGATTTCTGAGAAATTGCACAGCCCTGGAGTTGTGTCTTCTCTCTCCACTGGAAATGCAGTTTGCAAAGTTATGGCATCTTCTGTCTACTTCTTGTCTGCTGCTATATTTGAAGATACAGGCAAGCCTGAATTCAGGCCTTTTAGTGAATCTAGGTATAGTCTTTTACAAAGAATGATGAAGTACGAGATCTATGAGGAAGGAGACACTGTAACAAATGAGGATTTAATATTCTTGTTCCCAAATATTGAGGACTTGTCTCAGCTGAACGCTATAGTTTATGACAGAAGAAGGATCGAGGTTGTTAGGAGACAAGGAGGACGTGAAGCAACCCAAACAAGAGTTGTGGTTTTTGATACCCCACAAATCAGAGTCTCACCAGAAAAGCTTGTATCAGACAAATGGTTTGCAACCCAAAAGTCTAAAATTGGGAGGACAGGTTTCGAAGTTGAGTGGGCTAAATTGAGGCAAGTAGTGAAGTGGTTGGATGATAGCCCCTCAGACACCCTGCTTAGAAGCCCACTTTTGAATCACATTCAGATAAAGAATTTCTTTGCAAGAATGGAGATTAGACCAAGAACTGTGAGAGTGACTGGGGCTCCTGTGAAGAAAAGATCAGGGCTAAGCAAACTGTCTGTAGTGATCAGAGACAACTTCTGTAGAGGTGGTTTTGTCAAAGGAATTGAAGATGTGAGTGGTGCACACAGAAGCATGTGGGCAGAGCTGATTAAGCACCTCCTGTTCTGTGTCTTGCAGGGTCCCTTTTCATTTAACATGAAGCTACAACTAATCCAGAAGACACTATTTGATTCCCCAATTATTGATCTGAGAGAGTCTGATGGGAAAACAAAGACAAATTTAATATCTATAATGCAAAGATATGTCCACAATGAGAGAGATGTTTTGGATGTGATAGAGAGTGTGGGTGCGGGGATTGTTGGTGGGTTTGTTGTTAGACAAAGAACGAAAGTGGAGAATGGTAAGGTCCTATATTATGGACACGGAGTGTGGAGAGGTGTTATGGATGGAGTTCAAATCCAAATTGATGTTGACAACCATATTGGTGCCCCTACTAACATAGTTGCAGTCTATGTCGCTAGATCTAGTGTTGGTCCCTGGGATCTGCTAAGAACAATAAAGGCATGGGCAGAAGATCAGAACATAAGGAACACTGATGATGTGTCCAAGTCATCCAGAAAGGGAGCCCATTACTGGATGCATCAGTTCAAGTTGACAGCCTCTAATCTGGCTTTTGGAGCACCAGTGTTCATGGTTGAGGGAAGAATGGAAGCGATATGGGATAAAGAGTCAGAGAATCTGGAGATGACAATCAACAGGTCAACTGTTAACATAGGGATAGTTAATGAGGGCAACGAGAGAAGGATGAATATTTTGTCCTACACTGCAACAGATGGAGACTTAAGTCCTGAGATCATTGACATACTACCATCAGTCGAAACGGTTAATGTGCTGAGGCACTACTCAGGAAGGCTGATCAATGCCTGGGTGTATTGCAAGGAATTAGAGCTGAGGGACATACGGCGCCTTCATAAGATGTATGAAGGCAACCAGGAAGGATCAATTATAGATGTGGACAAAATGAAGGACATTGTTAAGACTTGTATAGAGAGCTCTCTTAAATCAAAAATAGGAGCATCATTCTCTGCTGTAGTGCAGAGAGATGACCTAGATCCAAACTTCGACATGAGTGCAATCGTCGAGATGATGATAGAGGACACCAACACAGACATGTTTAAGTGTATTGCTCAGGAGCTTGAGGAGGACATCAAAGTTTCTTACGATGATGCCGAGTTTGACAAGGAGGATATTGACCTCTTCGGACCATCACACTATCGAGAAGTAACAAACTTAGCAATGGTCTCCCATCCACTAATGGACAGATTTGTTGACCACTTAGTTGAGAAGATGGGAAGAAAAGACCTGAGGAGATTAGTTAGCACATGCTGTGTGTCAGAAAAGAACTTAGACAAAGCTAAGATTTTATTTACATTTCTGCAAAGAGATCTGTCCTTAATTGAAGTGGACAACTCAGAGGATGAACTGTTGAGTGATAGTGACTCAGATGGGTTTATATAACAGGTTGCCTGTGTGATGAGATGGCAAGGGTGGCCTAACTCCATCTGGCTGTCCTGCCAGGTTAACAAACAAAAAGTTCAGACCTAATTGGCAATGTTTGTAGTTGTTATATTGATCCATATGTTACAGTACAGGCGGACTTTGTGT